CACTCTCTCCCTGAATACCAGTGAGGCCCGTGAGGAACTGAACCGTCTAAACGCGTCCTCCCGTGAGCTGCAACGGACGAATGACGGCTTGCGCAATTCGATGACAGAACTGGTAGCCTCCGGCAAGAAAGGCAGCGATGAGTACAAACGTCTGGAGGCAGAGCTGAAATCCAATTCCAAAGTCATATCCGATAATAATGCGAAAGTGAAGATTCTCCGCTCCTCCATGAAGAGCACCGAGAAAACTTATGCGGAACTGGCCAAAGAAGCCCGCGGGCTTCAAAAACAGCTGGACAATACTGTCAAGTCCCTTCATCCGGAAGAATATGCCCGCTTGGAAAAGCAGCTGGAGGAAACACGAGAGGCGATGGCCCGTCTGCGTGGCGGAACCAATGAAACTTCCGGGTCATTCCTGAAACTGGGGAATATGAAAGCTATGGTGGTGGGATTTTTTGCGTCCGCCGGAGCGGCTGCCCTTGATTTTTTCAAAGACGGCATGTCCAAGGCAAAGGAATTTGTCAAGGAAAGTGTGGAGGTGGCCATTCAAGCTGACGGAGTTCTTCATGCATTTGAGAAGTTGGACCGCCCTGATCTTCTTGCAAACCTTCGTACCGCCACTAAGGGAGCCTTGTCGGATCTTGAGCTGATGAAAGCGACGGTCAAGGCAAAGGATTTCCGGATCCCGGTTGATGATATGGGAAAATATCTGGCATTCGCCCAGTTGAAGGCACAACAGACCGGTCAAAGTGTGGAATATATGACAGACTCGATTGTAACCGGTCTGGGGCGCAAGTCACTTCTTATACTGGACAACCTGGGACTTTCCGCCGCAGAAATCAATGAGGAGGTTGCCAAAACTGGTGATTTCATGAAAGGGGTGTCCAATATCATAGACCGCCAGCTAACACAATCCGAATTGTATGTATCCGCATCTGACAAGGCTGCTCAGGCTGATGCAAGGCTGGAAAATGCCAAATTGAAACTAGGAAGACGGTTGTCCTGGCTTGGAGATTTATGGATCAGCCTGAAAAACAGAATGGCTGAAACTGTCAATACAACAGTATCCACCGCCAATGAAAAGTTTTATGAACAGAAGGAACGGGCTATAAGCCTTTATTCCGAGTATATGCCGTTGCTGGACCGATATGATGAGCTGAAGACCAAGACCAGACTATCCTCGGATGAGCAGGCCGAACTTAATTCCATCATCACCAAAATCACGGACAATATTCCCGGAGTGATAACCAAAGTGGGGGAATACGGACAGGCACTGGATATTTCCAGCGGCAAAGCCAGGGAGTTCGTGCGGCAGCAGAAGGTACTGTTGGAATATATGAACCGGGAAGCCATCAAGGAAGAGGAGAATAATCTGGAGGAATACAGGAAGAAATACCAGAACGCGCTGAAGGCGCAGCAGGCCGGAGGGGTGTATGTGACTTTTTCCATGAGCAATACCGGATATTCCACCTCCTGGTTCGATAATACTCCGGGCACACTGGCACGTATTGATGATGATGTCAGGAAGTATGGCGACATGATCAAGGGTGCTGAGCTCCGAATCCGGGAACTGCGGGGTGAGAGTCTGGAGAAGTCCCTGGAGGACAACGAGAAGAGGATCAAGATGCGGGATGAGTTCATCAAGATGAACAAGAAACAGCTGGAAACATGGCTTGCAGACGAAAAGAATGCGGGCAGCGAGTACAGGGACATGGCCCGCACCATTCTTTCCGGCAAGACGGATATCCAGGTGGATCCTCAGAAAGCCAATGCGGTTAATGCGCAGAGTGTGAAACTGGAGGACTTGCAGAAGAAACATTTGCAGGAGCGTCAGCGTCAGGAGGAGGAACTGGAATACCGGATAGCCCAAACCCGTATTGATGCTATGGAGGCCGGGGCTGAAAAGGAACTGGCACAGCGGGAACTTGACAACCGCAGGGAGATATCGCTTCTGCGGCGGCAGAAGGATGACTATATCCAGGCTGTAATCCGGTTTGAGAAAGAAAAGTTCGAGGCCGAGGAGGAACTGAAGGCGAAGAAGGACAAGCGTTATGTGAAAAAATCCTTTGACTCGTACTCGGTGTCCGTGGATACGTCGGCATTTGACACGATCATCAGCAACACCACCAGACGTCAGAGGAAAGAGGGTTTGCGTGAGCAGGAAAGTGCATGGGACGAATATCTGATCAAATACGGCACCTTCCAAGGGAAAAAGGAGGCGTTGACGCGCAAATACAGGAATTTGATGGATAGTGAGTCTGATGCAGGCAGGATCGCATCCCTGCAAAAGGAGTTTGAGGAAGCTCTGTCGGCCCTGGATGTTGAGAAGTTGAAGCAGGAGATCAATTGGGAGTTGATATTCGGGGATTTAAGTAAGGTGTCTAAAAAAGAGCTTGACAAAGTCAGGGCACAGTTGAAACTGTTCCGTGAATCCGATGAGTATAAGAATATGGCTGTAGAGCAAAAAAAGGTTGTTGACGAAGCTTTAGACGGGATACAATCCGCCATTATTGACAAAGGCGGACTGCTTGGTGATCTTCCAGACCAGTTGGACAATCTGAGAAAAGCTCAGGAGGAACTGACCAAGGCTCAGGATGAATATAATATGTCCTTGGAAAGTGGAACACATGCCGAGCAGGAGGTGGCGAAGAAAAAGCTTAATACAGCATCCCAGAATGTCACGAATGCGAAAACGAATGTGGACAAGTCATCAAAGAAGGCTATAGACAATATAACCGGAGTCACCAATGCCATTGCACAGCTCGGGGAGGCGGATGTAAGTCTTTCCTCATTCGGGGATAGTGTCGGGTCATTGGTTGACGTACTCTCGGAATCCGGATCGAAGATAGGCGGGATTATTGCTGCCATCCTGGCCATACTTGACCAGATCGGTGACCAGGGGCTTGACAAATTCGTGGGAAATATACTGGAAACTGTGAGCAATGCCGTAGGAGGAATTTTCGATACGGTGGGGTCCATTTTTGGAATCAAGGGGGCCGGTGGTATTTTCCATGGCGCTGATTATTCCGGTTATAATGAGATGGTGGCGCAGTATGATAATCTACTGGATATCTGGGACGAGCTGCTTGACAAAAAAAAGGCATATATAAATGAAAGTTACGGTGCAGAAGCATCCAAAGCCGGAGAGGAAGCTCTGAATATTGCAAAAAACGAGCTGGATGTACAAAAGAAACTTGCCGAGGCACGTCTGAGTGCCGGCAGCAGTATCGGAAGTCACAGCCAGGGTTACAGGATGTGGAAAGGCTCCTACAAATGGGAAGGACAGAACTGGCGTGATGTCGCCGGGGAGATATCCAGGGAGTACGGTGTGACGTTCAACGAGATGAAGGATATGATCAATATGTCCCCGGAAGTCTTGCAGTCCATCAGGGAGAATTATGCCGGTCTCTGGTCTGTTATGGACGGAGAGTTCAGGAACCATCTGGAAAATATCATCAAATATGGCGAAACGGAAAAGGAAATACTGGAGGCGGTGAAAGAACAGGTTACCGGTATATCCTTTGACAGTTTTGAGGATTCTTACTGGGAGATGATATCCGATCTGGAGAACGGAAATGAAGAACTGGCCGAGAATCTGGAGGAACAGCTCCGCAAATCCATTATCAGAGCCATGATGGCCGACAAGTACAAGGGAGAGGTCAGAAAACTATATAAAACCTGGGCAGAATATGGTGAGGATGGTTATACGAAAGATGAGGTTGATGCATTGCGTGAGATGCAGGAACAGTTGTCTGAAGCAGTGCTGGCCGAGAGAGACAGTCTGGCGGATATCTTCGGGTGGGACGCATCCGAAGACTCTTATTCCCAATCCTCTTCCAAAGGATATTCCACCACCATGAGCCAGGAAACAGGTGAGGAGATCAGCGGACGGCTGACAGCCATGTATGAGTCTAATGTACGTTTGGAAACCAAAGGAACGGAAATGAATGCGAATATGCTTATTATTTCCACGGCGGCATTGAATATGGCAAAGGAACTTGCTGCTCATTCGGTGTGTGTCACGGAAATGCGTGATGTATTGCATGAATGCAACGATCATTTGGAGAAAATTGAGAAATATACCGGCATATTGAGCGGCATGGACGACACTCTTGCCGAGATAGAAAAAAACACAAAAGGAATGTGATTATGGAGAGGAATGCTTTTATTAATGGCAGGAATATCTGGAGTACATGGGGTGCGGAATTGATGGACGGAGCTTTGGAGGCTATACTGACACCCCCTCCTGTGAAGGACTATATCGAAAATGACAGCAGGTTGGAACATGGCGTACAGATTACTTCATCGCCTGAGATCTGTAAGATGGATTCTAGGGAGCTCAGCCTGCCTTTTTTTATTACGGGAAACTCGCAAAGTGACTATCTGGATAAATATTCGTCCTTTGTATCCGAACTGGTAAAGGGTAAAATTGCACTGAAAATTCCGGCACTGGGAAAGATTTACAATCTGTACTATCTGTCTTGCGGCAAGTATGGAAGTTACGGAAAATGCCGGGGTAAGTTTATGGTCAAACTCAAAGAGCCCAATCCGGGCGACAGGGAAGATATTGTATGAAAATTGAGATCAGAAATTCAGCTGGTACACCATGTTACCAGGATGTTGTCAGAAAAGGCAGCAAACGTAAGTTCACTCTGATGAAGGAGGACTTTATACTTTTGAAGTTCTCCCTGAAATCTCCTGTCTTTTTCAAACTGGGCGACTGGACGGAGGACACACGTTTCGGGCGGTTCGAACTATGCGATCTGTACAAACCCAAGTACAACAGGAAAACTGGGGCATACGACTATGAGCTTCAGCTTGACGCTTACTACTGGAAATGGAAAAACAAAATCTTCAAATATACCCCGGAGACGGCCGGACAGGAAGCGTCCTGGAACCTGACCGCTCCGCTTGACGTACAAGCCGGTATAGTCCTTAGAAATCTGAAAGCTCTTGGTTACACATACAAAGGACAGGATTTTGTTTTCTCCATTGATTTCACAGTCGAAAACAAGTCCCAGTTGATGAGTTACGACAACATCAACATCCTTGACGCTTGTTTTGAGATGGCGAAGAAATGGGATTGCGAATGTTGGGTGACTGAAAACATCATCCATTTCGGGCGTTGTGAGTCCGGTGACGCGGTGGATTTCGAGATCGGGAAAAACGTGCAGGAAATGTCACAGTCAGAATCCCAGTCCACCTATGCCACCCGTATCTACGCTTTTGGTTCCACCCGTAACATACCGGCAGACTACCGCCCCATTGACGAGACCGTGGTTGTGAACGGCGTGGTGCAGCGCAGGCTGATGCTTCCCGAAGGCACTCCTTACATTGACGCTTATCCTGATATGACTACCGAGGAAGCCGTCGAGCAGGTGGTTATCTTCGATGAAGTCTATCCTCGAAGAACAGGCATCATGTCGGATGTCACCACTATCGAAGTGACGGACAAGGTGGAGAATGAGGACGGCACAACCACCGAGGAAAAATGGAATGCCTACCGCTTTAGGGACACGGGTGTTAACTTTTCCGAGAAATATATCCTCCCCGGTCAGGAGCTGAGGATACGTTTCGCATCCGGACTTCTCAACGGTTTGGAGTTTGCCGTGAAGTTCAATCCTGAGGGAAAGCCGGAGAAATTGGAGGATGGCGGATGGAACCCTGAGGCACAGCTTTGGGAGATAGTCAGGAATGAGGACTATGGCAGACCGCTTCCCGGTGATGTGCTCTTTCCCCAGGATGGAGATGAATATGTGCTTTCCGGCTGGGACAGCACGAAAATAACCGAACTTGGGCTTGTGGGTGCCGCCGAGCAAGAGCTGAAGGAAAAGACTGAAAAGTACGCTGCCAAATCCAAGATAGACCCGAGTACTTATGGCTGCACGATGATGTCAAATGACGCATACCGTGAGGATGGCATTCACAACCTCTACAGCATCGGTCAAAAGGTCAACCTTATCAACAAGGCTTATTTCGAGAACGGAAGGCAGTCAAGGGTTATCGGATTTGAATTCAATCTTGATTTAGCTTATGATTCCCCTATATATACTGTCGGGGAAACCGCCGCCTATTCTCGTATCGGGGAGCTGGAGGAAAAGGTTGAGAGCCTTACCCTAAAGGGACAGACCTATACGGGCGATGGTGACAGCGGTGTGTATGTGATAAGAAGGAATGACTCTACACCGGCCACGGATAGTAACGTGTATTCCGCATTGCGCTCCTTAGTAATGTTCCTTCGTAAGGATCAAGCGGACGGAACAAATTTCTTATTGAAGTTCGGCAAGTTCATCGACTCCATGATTGCCGGTAAAGGTGCCGGTATCTATCCTGACGGGCGCGGTCAGTTCGAGCGTCTTGAGGTACGCGGCTCCGCAGTGTTCAAGGAAATCATCTATAACCGTCTGAACGCACAGGAAGGCGACACCTCATATTCCGAGAACGGAGTCATTGAGTCCGTGGCTTTAGAGAGCGACGGAACTTATACCCTGAAATTGCGCAAGCGCTGGGAGAATGACTTCACCGCATTCCAGGAGGGTGATATAGTGTACGGGATTGTAAACAACCTCTTTTCAACGGGGGAGTATTACGCCTCGTGGATGCGCGTGCTGTCCAAGAATGTCCCGGCCAACTCCATCTCGGTGTTGTCATACCCGGACAGTGAGGTGCCGGGCGGTAAAAACTATCCTCCCACAGAGTTGACGATCATTACCAGAAGAGGAAACGCCTTCAATGAGGACAGGCAAAGCTACTGGTATTTGTCCGCCACCACGGATAAATGTCTTGTCTGGCTGGAAGGAGTAACGAAGCCTGTCTTGGAACAGAACAACTATTACATGATATTGGGGCGTTTGCCCAATTTGGATTTGTTTGACAATCTCCCCGTCAACTATAAGCACTCGTACATATTCGCCCGTGCCGGCATCTTCGGTGAACTTTACCGGGTGGACTGGCAGGGACTGCCCGTACAGGAACTGGTGGACCGTGGCTTTTGGTCGGCCGAAGTCGCGTCCTCTGACAATCCTTACACCAATACGCAGGAGCGGGCGGACACGGTTTGGCACTACGGCTGCAAATGGAAGTGCCTGATGACGGGAACAGCCGACGAACCGCAATATGCGGCGGCCGGATGGGCGATGCTGGAAGGGAACCCGGAATTTACGATAGAGATCGGCAGCACAAAGGGGTGGTATTTTGATATCGAGACTTTTTCCACAACGCTATATATTACCGGCAAGCTGTACAACCGTGACGTGACAGATCATATACTTGACGCTGATGTGAGCTGGACGCGTGATACCGGGAATGTATCAGAAGATAACGCATGGGCGGTGAAGCGTGCCGGCGCCGGGAAAAATCTTCCTCTGACGATAGATGATCTCGGACCGAATTATACCAACATGCGGGTGTGTACGTTTAAAGCACAGGCGTTATTGCGTGACGGGCAGCAGTTTGAAGTGGCGGAGAATTTTGTAACATTTTAAAATGGTTTTATACAATGGCAACAAAGCAACGAAAAATAGAAATCAACTACCGGCTGTTACAAACCAGTTGTAACATCGAGGTGGTGGGCAGCGTGCCGGACATGCAGGTCTACCAGGCTGACAAAGCTGAATACACTCCGGACTATACGCTGACACCGCTGGTCCTGTTTCCGCGGTGCAACGCCACCGATCCGGAAGCGGTGACTAAAATCGGGGCGGTCAACTCCAGGCTGACCAACATGAAGTGGTACGAGCGCATCGGAACCACACGCACACTTATCACATCGACAAACACAGGCTACAGCATTACGGAGTCCGGTGACAGCAAGGGACAGATCACAATGAAAAAAAATGTCACCGTCCTAAAACCCGTCACGCTGGAGTTTTACGCGGAATATGCCGACACACGTACCGGACAGCTGTTTACTTTTCAGATGAGCCGTCTTGTCCGCGCGGTTGACGGTACGGATGCGATCCTCGTATTGACGATAGACAGCCCGTCCACGCTGGACTGGAACCCGGTGCGTGACATCACCGCACAGACCATCACGGCTAAACTGATGGTAGGCGACACGGACGTGACGGCTACGGGCAAATGCAAGTTCTTCTGGTACCGTCTGTTGTCTACGGGAGCGCTGGAGGCGATAACCACAGGAGCGGGTGACAACGACTGGGAGTTTGTATCACTGAACAAGAATGTATATAAGATTGACCGCAATTATATAGGTGATGACATCACGATTGTCTGCAAGGCCACCTATGCGGCTTCCGGGACTCCGGCATCAACCCCGGGCATATCGGACCCGGCAGTCTCTACGGTGATACGCCGCAGGATTCCGAAGATTGAAGCCGACTGGGAGGGCGTACCTACGGGTGTTCCGGATGGGACTTACGCCATCTTTCCCAGACCCGTCATTCGGGATACCATGGGGGTTATCCCGAATCCATCCGCCATGTTTAACTGCCACTGGTACGTCAAGAAGAGCGGAGATGCCGGATATGCCAAGGTTGCCGACGGATACTCTCCCAGGATACCTTTCAGCAACGGCATGATGTTAAAGCTGGAGGTGGAGGACAGAGGCCCTTACGTGGCGCTGACACAAAGCGGCAAGGTGCTCACACAGGGGGGCAAGGCGGTAGTAGTAAGAAAATTTGGATAACATTAAAAACAATAGAATTATGGCATTTTACATTAAAGTAACGAAGGAGGTTGCCGACCGGTTGCATCTGACCGATATCCGCAACAGGACAGCGGATGGCAATGTATTATTGTGGCAGGCGGACGTGGCACGTTTCCCCGGCGACACGGTATTTGACAGGGCCAAGGAAGCGGGCGGCATCTGCCTGACCCCGCAGGCGGCGAAAGAAGAGATAGACGGTACGGACCATCCCGTCGAAGTATTCACACCTGCCTCTTGGGGGGAGGACAACACCGAAAGCTCCGAAGGCACGGATAGTACGGAAACGACCGGGGAAGGAGGAGCGTCATGAGTTTGGCCAGCGCGACCGGACAGGTCATATTTTCGCAAAAGGGCGGCGTATACATGCCTGCCATCCAGTGTAACCAGGGAGATCTGTATCAGGAGTATATGGGCGAAGCGTCCGCGCCGACGAACATCGCACCGGATTTCGCTTCGCTCAAGCCCGTCTTGTCCTTCATTCTCACCTCTTCGCGGGTGGCGGAAGGGCTGGTGGTTCCTTCCTCCATGAAATGGTATTTCAATGATGTCGAGATCAAGTTCTCGGGCAATGTCTCCACCAACACGTTTGGCGGTGAGACGGGACATTTCAAGTTTATCCCTTACCAGCCCGGTACGACGGATTACTACGGATTGCAGATCGTCAAGAATCTGGTCAAGGCGAGTGGAGCGGCCTCTTGTACCATCAAGGGTGAAGCTACCGTGACGATAGGGAATACCAGCGACACCGTCCAGTTCGTCTATAGCATCCCCATCACCAAGGGGGTCGGAAACCAAAAGCATGTGACGATCATTGCCGGTGACAACAAGTATTTTACCCTTCGGGACAAAGGGCAGAGCTGCATTCTGAAAGCCGTAGCGCGCATGGGCAGTGACGAGATCACTACCGGACTGGCGTACAAGTGGTACAACCAGGTCAACGGTGCGTGGAGCGTGCTGAGCGGAAAGACCACACAGACATTGACCGTCACCAACGATATGGTTGACACGACAGGTGTGTTCAGAGTGGAGGTGTACCAGGGCGGCAAGCTCATCGGTCAGGACACGCAGTCCGTAATGGATGCGTCCGATCCGTTTGATTTGATCCTGAATCCCACGCCCGAGGACGAGACCATCCGGGAAAGTGGTGACACGGTGGTCTATAAGCCCATTCTGGTCAAGCGTGGAAGTACCACCAAGTACAAGGACATGACTTTCTATTTCGTGTTCATGGACAGTGCAGGAGTAGTCCTTAACCCGTCTACTTCCGGTACAGCAGCCACTTCCGGCACGTGTACTTGGGACATGTGCCAGCAGGCAGGAGGCAACGTGGCATGGACCATCACAACCAAGGAATAAGGAGGTGATATGCCGTTGGTGACTAGAACCGGACAGGTCAGTTTTGCTCCAAAAGGTGACAAGGGAGATAAGGGGGCGCGCATGCGTATGCGTGTATGGGAGGCGTCTGTGTCTTACCTGGAGGGCAAGCAAGGGCAGCAGTTTTACGACATTGTACTTTATGACAACCTGCTGTACCTGTGCATCCGTTCGCATACGTCGGTATCGACGGAACCCCCCAAACAGAATGTGGCTTCGGGAAAAATAAAATACTGGGAGGTAGCACAGAGCTGGACTTTTATCGCCACCAAGCTGTTGCTGACCGAGAAGATCAAGGCGTCCATGATTGATGCGGACGGTATCATGGCGGTCAATGTGGACATCAGCGGAAAAATCACGGCGGATAGCGGACGTATCGGTCCGTTTTCCATAGATTCCGGTATGTTGTCCTCAAAAACTCTTTATGAGGGGACGGATTCCCATGTCGGTTTCAACCTGTCTGCCGGACAGATAGAGTTTTATAACGAAAGGACATTTGCACGTGTAAAAATCGGAGGGAACACGAAATTTGTCACAATCGAAGGGATATCGTATGATGCCGGAATTGACATACAGAGTCCGAATGCCATGATCGGGATGCACATCAAGACCCTGAGCATTCCTCTGTTCGTGGAGGGGGGTAACATTTTCCTTCATCCGAACAATGACAGTTATGTGTCTCTTCATGGCATAGTGGGGAACTGGAGGAACATATCCGTCAGCACTTCCCTGAATAACAATGATGACAATGTGATGTTTATTAATACGGGTAATATAGAAGTGACACTTCCTCCGGATGTTCCGGGACATACCATATACTTCAAACGTATGAGCGGCGGGGTAAGACTGACAGGCGGGCGCATCCTGCCTGCCCCCGGAGGAAAAGAGATGTCCTCCATTGATCTGGATTATGCGTCCGGATTCGTTAAATGTATGGGCAATTATTGGGTTATGTTTTATTGCGGATAACAGTATTTAATTAAGAATATTATGAAAGTTGATTTTACAAAATTTCCCCTGTTCACGGGGATAGACAGACAGGATATGGTGATAGCGGATATCCGTAAGGATATTGCTGACGGCATTTACAGGAACGTGCCCGGTCTTCCGGCGCACGTGCTTGCGGAGAAGATCTATCGGAACGAGCTTGTGGAGCTTGCCGATGACGAGATTCATATACTTGACCTCTACACTTCCGCTTCGGTGGGGCAGCTCGCCGACTCATGGCAGGATTATAAGAAAAACAATTTGGAAACTGGTAAATAAAAAATATTATGGAAAAGATGGAATTAAGTGAGGCGTTGAAAGCCAATGCCTC